CCTGTATTATAACCACTGCCAAACTCCCATGTAGTGCATTTATCTTGAAATAATCCAGTAGATGAAGTTAAAAATAATGTACCACTAATTGATGATCTACCACTATTATCAATAGAAATATCAACATCATTTACATTATTTAAAGTTTTAGATTGGCTTGCTGTATGCGAATGACCATTAATTTGACCTTGACCAGCAACAAACCATGTTATAGTTAATCTCAAATCTTTATACCATGTTTGATCACTTGTAGATGCAGTTGCCTCAGCTAAATAAACATTCATTATTGCATTAAATGGCAAACCATCACTTTTTATGCTAACTGTTTGCCATTCATTTGTATTTTTACCTGATCGTGTATTATATACAAAACCTATTGTATTAGCCCAACTGCCATCAGTTTGTAGATATTTTGTTGAAGTACCGTCTTTAATTCTAATTGCAAATACAGTATTAACACTACCTGGTTGACTTACATCAGTTCTAAATTGAAAAGTATAATCAATAACATCACCAGCATTTAATTCAATATCTTCGGATTGCACCGATCTAGCACTATCAAAAGTATTACCAGTTACTACGACATATCTATCTACTTCTCTTTCACCTTCAAATACAACTCTTATAAATCTATCGGGATATGGACTGCCACCATCATAATTATACCAACATGGCAAATCATATTCTCTATTAGTAAAACCACCACCAGTTGTTATTTGTCTTAAAGGGCCTAAATCAGTGAATTGGCTATTACATAACAAATCCTCAGGTTGAATATAATTAAACGTCTCTAATGTCCTTCTATAAGGTCTAATGATAGATTTAAGTAAACCTGTTTCAACTTTATCATCAGAATCAATTACAAATGATTTATTTATTGTTAATTTATCAAAAAAAGCAAATGTTGTCTCTTCGTATCTGTAATAATCTATTATTGTATCACCTTGCTCAAAATCCAAAAATAAATCAGGATAGCGCACTATCCACCATGAGTTAATAGATTGAAAGCATGACATGTTAAAACGCTTCATAATTATCTCCAAAACATCATAACAACTCATGTACTCATTATTCTTTAAAAATGTATTACCTAATAAGGTAACATCTTCAAGCATTCTAGTTTCACCTGTATCTACAAATATTTCTGCATCACTTGGTGTAATGTGAGAATAAAATGATAATGTTAAATCTAAATAAGTAGAACGTAAACATAATTTTATAAAAGTCAACAATGGAATGTATCCTTCTAATGATACCACTTCACGATAAGTTATATCAAATGTGCCTATCACTAATACTGGTATTTCTTCAACTATTTGAATACACCATCCAGTGTATACTAAATCAATTTCACCCAAATTAGCAACCATTGTAAATGGTGTGCCATCAATTGTAAATGTTTGACCAGGTTGCACATTCCAAGTTGGTGTGTTTATTACAATGTATGGACCAGCCGGAACAAATGCCATTGGCACATCTGTTAAAGTAATTATATCACCAAATAAAAACGCTGCTCTATCTAACGTTATATCTTTTATCGTTCCTAAGTTATCAGATGCCGTTAGTGTTATTGTGTGTACAAAATCTAACTGAACTTCACTACAATCATCTTGTAAAATATAACCATCAAACAAAATAGTATTTGCACCTAATATATCGTCTCCAATAAGCTTAACATTATACTCATTGTCATTATCTGAATAAAAATCTAGTAATGATATGCCATTAGCTGTAGTAAGATTTATTGTTAACGTACAACCTTTAATTGGTGCCAATGGATCATCTTCTTGCCACTCTTGGACAACTGGTGTAGATGCCAAAACATAATTAATAGGATCACCAGTATAACTTTCTTGATAGATATTTACAACATATCTACTATTACCATTCCTTATCGAATCAAATGAGCTAGTGTATTTTAATCCCATTATGTTGTACGTGCATAAGTAGCACTATATTTTTTGTTACTAAAATAAATGTCTTGACCTCTTAAAATGCCGTAAATCTCTAAGCCACCTGTTACACCACCTAACATATTAGATGTCTGTGCTGCAGGTGTTACTTGACTGCCTCTAGGTAAGCTTATCATTTCCGGCCCACGCTCTCCAACTAAAGCCATGCCACCTGGCGCAAAACGTGTTCCAACCGCAAATCTATTTTGATTAGACGTTGCACTTTTTATAAGTGATCCTAATGCTACCAAAGCCACACCTGCTGCAATTACTAAAAATGGATTTGCTAAAGCTTGTGCTATTGCCGCCTGTGCAACTAATGCAGCCGCACCAATGGCAATTATCTGCTCACCTAATGTAGCAACAACTCCACCCAATGCATTAAATATACTTTGAAAAATATCTCCAAAATTAGCAGTGCCATTTATTGCAGCAGCTAAACCTTCACCTAATCCAACTCCAATAGCTGCTATAGATGATTCTAATGCAGCCGATAAATTTGATGTTATATCTGTTGTTTGTTTTTTTAAATTATCTATACTACCCTTTGGTATATCAAAAGGTATTGCTATTGGTGTAAGATTAATTTTCTCTTGTAATGATTTAACTAAATCTTTAGGCTTTACTGCATATAATGACCTTTTTAATGCGTTTAGTTCTACAACTAATGGTATCGTAAAAGATGCTTTAGCATTAAACTTCTTTATTGCTGTTTCAATAAATGAAGTGTAAGATTCAATATTTTTCTTTGTTGCTGGCTCATTAAATGCAACTGCTATTTTTTCGTTTGCTACTAATTCTAAAAAAAATGCTCTATAAGCATCTGCTAATGTTTCTACTGCTTTTTGTGTTTTTTCAGTTTTCTTTTTAGTTTCTGTTTGCTTATATCCTAACTCACCAAATGCTGCAGTAGCTTCTAATGTAGCATTTGTATATTCAGTTTGTGAATTAGTAATATTTTTATTTACAGCTGATAAAGCAGTTTGAACTGACTTTAATTTTTCAGCAGCTTTAGTATTATTTTCTATTTGAGTTGCTATAAGATTATAACCATAAGCTCCAGCTCTAACAGCTTCATCAGCTCTTAATTGAGCAGCTTTTAAATCTGTTTGAGTTTTGTTATACTCAATTGTTGCTGCTGTTAAATCTTTTTGCAGTTTTGTTCTTTCTATAATATTTTTAGCTAAATCATCAACATATTTTTGAGCTACTGCTTGTGCAATTAATGCTTTTGTATATAATTCAACTTCTTTTGTAGCTGAAGCTGTTTCTATATTTGTTAATGTAAGTAATTCACCATGCTTACCTAATATTTGATTTGCTTGTTTTAATGCCTCATTTCTTTGCTCTAATGGCAATTGACCATTTCTAGCTATGTCTACATAAGATTGTAAAGCAAGACCAGTAGACAAAGCCCCTGATTTTGCACTGTCTATTGACTTAGCAAAATCTTCAGCCGCTTTTTTTGTCTCATCAAGTTGCTCTTTTGCTTTCTTTGTTGATCCAGTCCATCTATCAAAACCAATTTGAGCAAAACTTACAGCGGCAGTAACCACACCAAATGCTAACCCCAAACCTGCAGGCCCACTTAAGCCACTAACCAAAGCTTTTAACGCTCCACCTGTGCTACCAGTCTCAGCCTTTAATCTACCAAATGATTCTATTAATGGGTTGATGTTGTTTGCAATACCTATAAAGCCAAATGGAGCATCTTGTGCAATCCTAGATAGATTTGTTAATGATTGACCTGCAGTATTAGCACCATTGTTTAAATTGCTTTTTAATGCATCACCAGTTTTCTTAGCCTCAGCTGCTGTAGTCTTTAAAGCATCAGTTGTATTCTTAAGACCTGTGCTAACCTTGTCAAACCCAGTTGCCGTGACTATTATCTCTATCTCTTCTGCCATTATTTAATCTTTAATTTGTGTCGCTCTAAAATAGCTTTGTATCTATCAGCCGTCATTGGCTCAACCTCTTTTTTATCCTCATCCTCCATTGGCCAAAACTTATTAATCTTGCCTATTGCCTTACTTCCTGCCATTGCCTCTGCTATGCGAAAAGAGGCAAAACGAATGACCATAGCCGATTCCTTTTGCCTCTCTTGATATCCCTCACACGCTGCATAAAACTCATGAGGCATTGAGCAATAATATTCATCTACACTCCATTGTAACTTACCTAAAGCAAACTTGAGGTTGTCGTAGCACTGCTCTCTATGGCTTTTTTTTTCTCCTCATTTTCTCTAATCTCTTGACCTTGCTTAATCAAGTCATTCCATACTTTTGTATCGTTTAATAAGATAGTAACAGCCTGTATCTGCTCATTCTTATTCTCCATCTCATCTACCCATTCACATACTAACTCCCATGTGTAATCTACATCCTCACGCTTTAATCTGCTGTAACCAATCATGCCACCGTACACCATCGCATACATAAAGCCTGATGTAGTTTCACCATCGTTAAACTCGTGGAGCTTCTCAATGGCTAATTGATTGAATTTAATTCCGTACTCTTTGCCGTTTAGTTTGATTTTCATTTTGATTGTTTTAGGTAATAGTTAATTTGATTGACTCAATTACAAGCCAATCAAATTAACCTATGTTATTAATTAAACTGTTACAGTTATTGTAGGTGTTCCTTGAGGCTGTATAGATCCGGTGAAGGTTCCGATAGAATCAAATGCATATGTGCTGCTTAATTCCGATAAAAATCCTGTTCCGCTTTCAACCTCATCACCAGTTACTGGACTCTCAGGTGCAATCTGCCAACCTATTGTAGTTTTGCTACGCAATAATTGACGTAATGATGTACCACTGATTTTACCGCTAGTTGGATCTTGTAAGTGTTGACCTTCAAAAGAATAAGATAACTCTAATGTACCAGGACTCTTATCTGGTCCACACGCTGAAGCTGCATCTACAACAGTTACTGAATCAGCTTTGCTTACTGAAGTTAAACAAACTACAGTATCATAATCGGTTCCACCTGTTGGATCAATGAATAATAACATTGTACCACCGGCTACTTTGTGTTCTGCCATTTTATTTAAATTTTAATTTGTTATGAAATTACGAAAATATCTTGTTTAAAAATCAATATTCTTGAAATAAATACTTTGCCACCCAAATTGCCAAATCTTTCAGTCCTATCCGTTTGTAGCGTTAAATTGCACATTTGCAAGTCAAACGCTGATAAGTCTAGGTTGCTTGTAGATGTTGGCTTAATTGCACTTATAATTGCCCCACACGCAGTATTTAATGTTTTGCTGTTGTTGTATTTGTATTCCCAACTATGTACGCTTAATTGTACAGTTAATTGTACGTCTGAGCTATTAAATGTACTTGTCTCAGTTGATGTTGCATCATTAATGACACAATAAATTTTATGCTTAACATCATCCGGCTCCTCACCCTCATAAACAGGAATATCCAATCCATTCACTATCTCATAGTAAGCTTGTAATATTGCGCTGTTTACATCTCTCATAATTTAAATATTGCTCTTAAATTCTTTTTTAATTCAGGCAAAGTTTTATTGACTGATGGATAAAGAAATGGTTTTGCAGGGATACCGTCTTCCATTATTTGTTTTATAGTAAAATAAATATGCGCTTTATCGGTAATTCCCTTTCTAGCTGCCCATGCTTTTATAGATAAAACAAACTCTTTAAACGTTCCACCTGCTTTGCCTTTAAATGTTGCTGCATATGTTTGCCAATCTGCAGGCAAAGCACTTACATAAGCAGCTGCAAATTTTCTAGTACCAAATTCAATATAAGCTGCATATTTTGCTGATGCTACAACACTTGCCGAACCTTGACCATATCTAGGACTTATTGACCTAAGTAACATTCCCTCATCACTACTTTTTTGACTAACTAACATTTTTGCATTTGCTGCCGTCTCATCTGCCCACGCATTTAGCTCAGCTTGTACATCTTTTTGTACATCATTAGCTAAATTATCCATCTTTTTAATCAATGCATCTATGCCCTTTATTTGTAACTCCATTAGTAATAAAGTATTGTAGCAACCTCGTTCTGTTCAAAATAAGCACCCCATGTAAACTCACCTGTAGCACTATTATATAAAACCTCTTTACCCACTGGACTACCTGATGTAATTACTAGATATTGGATGCCATCCTTAAACGCACCAAATACATTTTTGCCAACCAATCCATTGTAAGTAAATTGATACTCACCACCCTCAGCTATGTAGTTGTATACTTTTATATTGCCTGTATCCATTGGTGCATCTGAATTTATTGATTCATCTAACTTAGTTGCTTTTATATATTCAAAAGACTTTGCTCCCTCCGTTCTTATCTGTATTGAATTAATCTTGTAAAATTGTGATTCATACTCTATCACATCATTACTTCTTGTTGGTCGCTCCCTCTCATACCTTAAAATAAAGTTTTGGTCATATGTCCACTGGTTCTGATCATAACTCTTAGCAGTTGCCCCATCCCTTTGCTCGGCATCCGCCCACTTTGACCAACTACCAGTAAGCACACTAACCAACCCACCAAACTCATTTAAGCTCGTTGTGTATCTATTGATAGTAACTCTACGATTTAATTTATACACGCTTAAATAGGTTTAATAATGTCTTAGCTATTGGACTAATGTCATCTGTTGCAACCGCTCTATTATCGTACAAATAATACACCTGGTTAAGTAATGCCGTCTTTAATATTTCAGGCAAAGTTGTGTAACCTGTTGTGTAATCAATGGTGATGTTGTTGTTATGTGGTGTGCGTAAACGCTTAAACTCATTACCACCCAAAGTATAATCTAAATCCAACACTAACACCGTACCTGAATCATTCTCAACACTATTGATAGCTATCATTGGACCATATGGAATGTAAATGTCTCCGTTGCTATTGTTCAGCACTGCTACTACATCATGTTCTACAAACCCTACACCAGTGTAAGCTTCACACATCTGTCTTGCAGCAGTAATCAATACATTAATCAAATCATCATCAGTACTTATGTCAATCTTACAAAAGTTCTTAGCCTCAGTTAATGTAACTGGCTCAGTTATTACTCCATCTTGAAATTGAACATCTAATACACTATTGTACTCTACCATGATTAATTTATTTTAAAAAGCCCCACCCCGTAGGGCAGGGCCTTTATCATCATCAAACGAAACAAACGAAACTATATATTATGGAGTGAAATCACCATATAAAGCTGAGGCAGGCATCATCAAGTTCACATCTTCTAAACACTCAATTCTTGCAGTGATTAAATTCTTTGTGAAGTTGTCTTGGTCCTCCATTGAGAATTCAACTGTGATAGCTTCAGTCTCAACACGCTCAAGATAATCTCTATCAATAATCAAAATCTTGTCATCAGTTACCCAAGATGCTGGTAAGATTGGTGTGCCACTTATTGCAACGTTTCCGTTAACACTTGACAAGATACCACCCGATCCTTGATAGTAACCATTAACATACAAAAGCTTGTTTAAACGAGCCAATTGTAAATGAGATACTAAAGCATAAGATGCATTGTAATTATTTTGAGCTTGAGCTGCAATACAATCAACGATATACTTGATATCATCAGTCTCAGCAGATGCAGTTGTTCCAGTTGCAGCAGCACTTACTGTAGCAAAAAATGTACTGTTCTCAACCTTGTAGAAATCTCTCAATAACAATCTTGGTAAAGTTGTTTGCATGAATGGTAATTGCTTAGCCATTTGCTTTGAGAAACGCGCAAAACCTGCAATGTAATCTTCTACAATCTTGATTTCTGATAAATCGTAATCTACTTGACCTTTAGATGCTCCTTCAGTTTGTACTGCAATTGCACCCTCTCCACCAGTCTCACGATATTGAACATAAAGTCCAGTACCGCTTATTGAAGTTGGCATTAAATCTCTAAAGTTGATTTTTTGAGATGGCAATAAAGCTTGAGTAGCAGCATAAGTAGCAACACCATCACCAGTTAAGTTATTACCTAATGTCATGTTACCTACAGCCTTAATCTCCATACGGAATGGCTTGCCCTTCTTTACGTTTTGAATCTCATCAAAGTTAGCCTCTAATCCTTCGCTGAATAACTCACCAAATGATTTTTTCTCCATTTTAGATGAAGTTGTAGACTTAACTCTTGTTTGTAACAAATCAAATCCTTTTAAGATTGCAGCTTGCTCAGCTTTCAATTTGTTAAACTCTTCAGTCATAGCTTTTACAGCCTCAGCTGAATCACTACCATTGCCAAATGCGTTGATTTTCTCATCAACCGCTGTTACTACTGATTTTAATTGATCAGCAATCTCAGACTTAGTTTTTTCAGATATTGAAGTTTCTAACGTTGATTTTAACGCCTCCAATTCTGACATTAATTCTTTCTTTTCCATGTCTTATGGTTTTTGTAATTTGATTAAATTTTATTTCTAAACTGCCTGATAATATCCAATGTGTCATCTACTGGCTGAATGGTCCCGCCCGGTTCAGTAGTATTAGATTTCATATCGCATATTAATTGAGCTAATTGTTTGCTGTGTAATAACAACATTTGAATTGTATCATCTGTTGCTGTAGTATTTCTGCAAAACTTTTCTATAGCTGCCGTCTTAGCAACTATCATGTCTACATCTAAATTCTTATCACCCTTTAGTGATGTGATTGGTGTTAACGCATTAGCACCCCATGCCGTTAAAGAACTGCCCTCATACAACTTTACCTCAGTAATTTCAAACTGTCCTAATGATGGATTGCGTAAATAGTTTTCATAGGATTGGACTTGGTTACGCTTAATTATTTTAAACCCAATTGAATGCTCAGTTATTAACCCACTCTCAACCATCTTTATAAAATCCTCACCACCCTCATGCGTTCCTACTTGACTCTCGTAATACAATCCGTACTCATCCTCTCTTAATGTCAATAACTTGCCTAATGGTTGAGATGGATCATGATTAAGTAGATGCTTTATTCTTGGTTGTGCTGATGCTGGTCCCTGCTCGTTTATTGTCTTAGTAAATGCACCAGGCTTCATAATGTCACCATCACTATCTACATTGTTGAACTTGCTAAAATACCCTGTAACAATACCTTGAATTGGATTCATATCCATTATCTCAGATACTATTGATACATCCTTTATGTTGTATATGCTGTTCATTGATATAAAGTTACTATTTTATTTTAATTAATAAACCAAAAATTTTTGCACCTGGTAAGGGATTCGCACCCTTATCTCCCCACTATGTAGGGGCGTTTCCTATTGTTGGTATTCATTCCCAATTACGCCAACCAGGTATCTTATCTTCTAATTATTCTGCCGTTCCTATCACGCTTAGCATTAAATGCAACCGTACACCTGCAATTAACCACTTCCTCAGCTGGAACTGCCAACCCGTTAGGCTGTGTCCTTACACCAGGTTGCATCATTCCAATATCCCCAAGCTTTGCATTGGTTAATGTAAATGGTGTCTCAATTGGTAGCCTCGTACCATCAACCATCTTATGATCGTGCCTTGTACGTTTATCCTTTACCGCAATCCATACTTTCTCCATTACATTGCCACTCTCATTAGCATAAATCATAGCCGCACCATTTGCACTGGTCACTGTCTCTGTTCGTGCTATACGTCTTGCCCTCATTGCATTAAATGCGGGACTAACTAACAACTGCCTTACTATGTCATCAAATGATGCACCTGTTATAGCTGCATCACTTAACACCCTTTGTATAAATGCCGTGCTGTAGTTGGTCATAAGGTTTGCATCGTTTAACAAATCTATTCCGTAGTACTGATTCATTAACTCCACTATCCTTTCATTAAATCCCATCTGACCAGTAACAAAGTTATCATCTGCCTTTATTGATTCAACCCTTGTTACTCTTGCCCATGCTGGACCTACCGTTTTATACAATGACACCAACACATCATAGATTGGAAACACTGGCAACATCATCGGGTCCTGTGTCTTTACAAATGCATCAAACTGAATCTTTAAAGCTTTATGGAACTTAGGCGCATACAATCTTTCATACCTTTGTTGGAACTTACTCCACCTGTTAAAATATGCTGTTTGTTCCTGTTGTGTCATAGACTAACGGTTATGCCTAATCCGGTATTACCGAATTTGTTTGCTAATGCTTTCTTTACTTGCTCTACCTTCCACTCTCTTTGCTGTTTCTTTAATGGACACGATGGCACTGGTAACTCACTGATCAACATCAATGATACTTTACTGTGTATCATCTGTGTAATTTGCTCTATACTTTTCTCCATAATTACAAAGGTAAATCATCAATATTGATGGTTAAATCAGTTATTAACTGCTTTCCCGAATCTATTATAATCTGATTCATTGCTTCCTCTTCTATCATTTCAAAGTCCTGTATCTCACGCTTTTCATTTGGAGTTATCCACCACATTGCATTTAATGCCTCAGCTTGTGTCTTCATATCTTCCTGCATTGCTGGTATGTCGCTAATGTCTATCTCTATGGTTCTTTGCACTCCATCAGTATACATTGGAAGTATGCCCCTTATCAATGCATCCCTAAACAAATGTATGTTAGGTAAGATTGAATTTGTGTACAACATCTTTAAAGCCGTGTTCATGTTGTTGTATGTACTGCTGTCTGTGTTGTTTAGTAACACCTCAGGGAACTTGTAAGCATTGCAAATCTTTGTAAAGTCTATCTTTTGTAAATCACTTACCTCCATATCTGCTAACTTCAACCCCAACTCTAAATATCCCATCTCACCAGCTGCGAAGTATGGCGCACCCTTGTTACTGCTATTCTTTAGATACTTAGCAAAGTCATTCTTTCTTTGTCCTAATGTCTCAATGGCAAAGTCTGATTTCTCAAACACAATACCCGGAATGCCACCATTCTGCATTTGTGCTACTGATGCATTCATTCCAGCATCCAATCTAGTTACACGCTTAGTTAACACCTGCAATGGGCTAAGGCCTCTGAACTGCTGACCATTGGTAATGGTAGGGTTATAATATTTTACGTGTATAATATCATCAGTTGTAAACGTACCATCAAAGCCTACATCAAAGTATCTATAGCCTGTCACTCTTTGTGGGAAGCTATCACTAACCAACACCGTTACATTTTGGTTATTTAATGCATGAAGTGTAACCATCCCTGCATTTGGTCCTAACTCTAACACCTCTTTATACAAAAACAACTCACCTGTAATGTATAAGATTGTGTAGTACATAATCTTATCCTCATAACTAATGCCGTTAAGCATCTTCATAAAGATATCATCTTGTTGTAAATCTTGCAGAGCTTTAGTCTTATAGTACTTACTTTGCATGCTCTTAAAATCGTGTCTCTTGTACCCTTTCATTGCCACATCATCAACAACCTCATAGCCATAGAATGGGATTCTTGCAGCAGTCTCAGCTAAGTAACTGATTACTGAGTAAATGTCATCTATTGTTGTGTACTGGTTGATTGCCTCAATCGTCTGCCAGCTTGGAAATATGGCATTACTAGCGTTGATGGTCATACCCATCATGTTATTTACTGCCTTAGTTTTGGTTTCTTTTTTACCAAATAACTTGTCAATCCATTTCATATGCAAACACCATTTTAGGTTTAAACTCAAATATCTC